GTTTTCAATTGAGGGTCGGTTAGGTCACCAGGGACACTCAAAATGCCAGCCGGCCGACTCTGATTCGCGAAGAATTTTTCGCTGTCTGACTGAATCCTTAGCCCCTGCATTGCAGCTGCACCGCACGCATAAATCGGACTCACGCCGACTAGCGGATGCCAGAGCGTGACCATCGTGTCGTGAATGATTTCGCTCGCAGGAACCGCGTAGGACTCCTCTATGACGGTCGAGAGCGGATCACGCTTGATCGTGTACCAAACGTTGCCTTCTTCGGTCACTATCGGAGTTACGCAGCGCGGGTCTAGGACATACATCGCCTTGACTGTCTCGCGCCCGTCGTAACGTTTCAGAATGTAGGCGTTTCCGTATGTCAGTTTTGAGGATAGCCACTGCGATAGAAATTGAATGCGCGTCTGAAAGTCATTAGGTTTCGTTAGAACAGGGCGAAAAGCCGTGCCTCGTTCCTCAGTGACTTCGCGCCAGATGCCGCCGACTTGCTCGACTAGCTTGATTCGCAGCTTGGAAATATCTCCCGCAATCAGAGAAATGCACGTGTAGACCGCGGAGAATGCGACCACATTTTTCGGATCAGAGGCATGAATGTTTCTCTGCCATGCGCCGCTAAACGGCTCAAGGATCGTACTCAGCCACCCACCGCCGCCGCTATATGGGACAAGCGCGGAGGAGTTGTGTATCGACATGGCCGGCACGGGTGCCTTCAGCGATATTTCGAATCTGCCAATACGCATTAGTCTTCGGCTCGCATGTCGCGGCGCTTGTATAGGCCGGACTTGATGTATTTGCGTTTCGGTTTAACGGGCTTAGCTGGCCGCTTGGTCGCTTGCTTGACTGATAGCGGTTTCTCGCTCACGCGACCAATACCGAGCGCAAGAATGTCTTCTGCGTCGTCTTTGCCCGCCTCGAACTCGTCTCCGGGTCGCAGCTGCCGAGTCCCGTAGAACTGAGACTCGGTAGCCACGAGACGGACCTTGCGATCCGTCCCCATGCTTAGAAGCTCACGTCTTCGATCAACTGCACTGCTTCCGTGCGGCGCCGTGCCCAGTTTGCGAACCTTTCAGCCCGCAGACCGACCATGTTGTTTTGCCACAAGGAAACCAGCGACTGCGCTCCTGCGGACGGTGCGCTGTCCATTTGGAGCGAAGCTTGATCGCTGGCATCAATGCGAGTCGTGCCATCGTCGGCCAGAAACACTTCGTTTTGAACGATGAAGGCGATGAACCTACTCGAGCCGGTATCCGCTGGTACGTTGCCAGAAACAATGACCGGGAAGCCGAGCAATGTTCCGCCCGTCAGGCCCATTCCGGGGAAGCCGAGGATGTCTTGAGTCGTGCGCACGGTCGACAGATAAACCGCAGACCGTGGATGCATTACCCAAACGCCGGTTGAGAGATCGATATTCGCCGATGCAGCGTTGCTCAACGCAGTCGAAAGAGCGGCGGTGATGGTGGCTACTGTCGTGCCTGGATTAGGAATCGCACTCAGGCCGTTCGTGATTGACGCCGGCTGAACCGTTGCCGTACCCGCGATGGACGGATCGATGAAGCTCACATCTTCAAGTTGAGCAATCGCCGACAGTAGTTCGTCGCGCGTAGTTGCTTCGGCTTGCGGACTTGAGAACCTCACCAACTCTTGCGTCAAGACAACGATGCAGGCCATCTTGTAGAACGGGAACGTCACGGTATCGAAGTCAAGTGCTGACACCGGCTTGGACAATCCCTCTCCCACCCATCCACCGGTTGCACCGCTCGCCAGCTTCGCCATGCGAACGTTGAACGGCACGCGGCGCAGCGAAGGCATGCGGCCCAGAATCGTCCGCGGACGCAGCAGAGCAATAAACTCAGACGACAAGTCTGTGTAATTGACCAGCGGCGCGGCCCAGTTCGCATCCGTAGTAGTACCAGCTGCGACGGCGGCCTTGTAGGCCAGACCGACTTCGGGCGTATCGCGGAAATTACGCTGAATGTAGCGCTCGGTGTCCGACTCACTCCCCTTGCCGGCCATGACGGCCATACACAGGCGAGTGAAGCCCGTCCCGGGAAGTCTGTTGCTCTTGGAGAAAATGACTGATCCGGGGCGTCCGGAATCCTGACGGACACGGGAGGCGATGTCGGGATCGTTGCCCGCTTCCGACGTCACCGGAGTGGCGGTCAAAAGCAGTTTTTCGTGCCGGCGAAGATTCGAGACGTGCTTGTCCACGCCTTCGACTTCACTGGTTAGATCGTCGTATTGCTTCTGTTCGCCATCGTTAAGCGGACGGCTTTCATCGGCTGAGGCGTCCAGCAGGGATTGAATCTGCTGCATTTTGTAGGCGCGCTCGGCCTCATAGTTGCCGATCTGTTCGGCGCCTGAGGTTTTCATTCGTAATCCTTTAGAGGTTGAGGTGCCCGAGACGCCGGACGAGAGGGAAAAGACTTTCGGAATATCGCGATCAGCGAAGGTGTGCCGATCGATTACTGCTGCCCCTGACGCGGGGCTTTGATGCGATACGTCGGCTGACTTGATAGTCAGGATCGACGCTTCTGCATTGGCTGGAATGACGACAGCGGAAAGCTCTAGCCATTCCCATTGCTTGAATCGAATGCCGGCATCCTTGATGCGCTCGACTTCGATCCCCTTGAATCCGATCGACAGCCCTCGGACTAGGCCTTTTTTGATCTTTGCCCACGCCGCGTCTAGGTACGGCAGCGCAGCGTCTTGCTCAATCTTGGCTTTGATGTGAATCCCATCGGCTTTGACTTGGGCCGAGATCACGTGCCCGATGGAGTCGTCAGAACCGTTCTTGCCGTGATCCATCAGAAACGGAATCGGCAAATTGAACTTGGCGCCCTTGGGTTCCACGACGTCGCCCACGCGATCAGTCGAAGGCGTGCTGGCAATGCCCGTGATAACGCGCTGATCCTCGTCAATAGATTTGACGGTCAGCACTGACCATGAACGATTCATTTTTTACCTTCGGGATCGCTCGCCAAGATGGACATCACGAGCAGAGCAGAGGGGATTGCAATAAAAAACGGCGCTCCGTCAAGAAGCGCCGCAAGCATGTAGACCGTGGCAGCGAGGGTTACCCCAAGCTGCCAGGCCCGAAACATCAACTACGCGCGACACTCCGCTGGAGCGTATTTGCCGAGCAGAGTCGCGGCCGCTGGCGCACCCGGTTTACCGGCCGCGAAGCACGTCCAGATAATCGGAGCGGGTGGAGGCGTTCCCGCAACTAACGCCACACCATTCGACGTCGGGACCAGCACCATTACGTCAGCTGCAGCCGCCGAGACGCGCGTCGTGTATTGAATCGCGATTACGCCGGTTGCTGTCGTAACTTCCACGTCCTGCACGTTGCGCGATCCGCCGATCGGATTCGTGCAAGTGCCGGCTGCGATACAGGTTGTCGCAACGCCTGTCCGCATTCCCGATGCCAATCCACCGTTTGCGTCTGGGACTGCGTTGGAAGCATTGTCTGCAACCATGACCTTCGCTTCTGAGGCCAGAGTGAGCCCTTCCGCTACGCGCGCCCGAATAACGTAATCCTGATAAGCGGGCAAAGCGATTGCGGCCAAGATCGCAATGATCGCGACTACGATCATCAACTCGATCAAGGTAAAGCCTTTCGACTTAATCATTTAAAACTCCGTGGTTAGCGCGCCTTCTCCGAGCGACGCTAGGAAGGTGTTTTCTTATTCCGCACGCCGCATGCAAAAAAATGGGCCGCTCGAAAGCGACCCAAATTCCTAACACGCGGAGTAAAACTCGTTACACGAAATGCAACTCGTAATTAGGCGGTGCTGTTGCGGCGCTTGGCATTACGCCGAAAGCGTTCGCAAGTGCAGTCATGCCGTCGATTCGACCTCTCGCCTTTTCTTTGTCCAGCTTGCGCGCGCCCGATTGGCCGGTAACGACCGCGTTGCCCGCGCACATATTCATGATGTAGTGGTTACCGTGCCGCAGTTCCCCGTTCACGGCTTTGACTTCAAGTTCCCGAAGAGCGGGCGTCATACTCAGCGTGCCTTGCCCAAACTCGATGAACTTCGCTAGTTCGGCATCACTGAAATTTGCCTTTACGAGCCACGGTCTGAGAAAACGCATCAACGCACGGTCAAACCCTACCGCTTGGACGTCGGCAGCATCAAAAACGCCCCGCAAGAATTCAGCCACAAACTCGTACTGGACTGCGCGTCCGGGCGTAGTGTTCAATAAACCATCTTTCGCCAGCATGTCCCAAGGAACGTGATCGTGCTTTGCCTTCTGCGCAAGCCCTTCCGCCGGAAGCCAAAAGGTCGGATTGATACTGAAATCTTCGGCGTCAACGGATACCAGCGCGGTTAAATCGCTGACCATCGCCAAGTCAAGACCGAGATAGATTTTTCGGCCTGCAATCGGCGTCGGCGTTCCTGCGTTCCTCGCCCATACCGCCTTTGTCATGAACGGGTTTGAGGACTCCACCCGCTGATTAAGGCTCAACTGCCGGAACTCGGGCTCATTGGCCGGCATGGTCAAGGCGTTGCGGGACTCCATTTCCAAGTCCGAAATTGCCTTGAATATCCCCATCGCCGGGTTCGCTGCGGCCCATGCCTTACGGTCATCAAGCTCGCAATCCTCCGGCGCCATGTAGACGTGAGAAACAATGCGTGGATCGGGCGATGTTTCCTGCGTGTCCAACCAGATCGAAAACAGGTCGTGATCGGTAGGGGCTTGCGTAGAAATTGCAATGAGTAGCGGATTCTCGTAAGCGCCCTGCGCCGTCGTAATGGCTGAGATGAACTTGTCCCGTGGCCCCTCGACTTGCCCTACTTCGTCCAGAATCGCCAGCACTGGCGACAGTCCGTAAGCCGTTTT